ATTCAGCTTTCCGTCGATGGTCGTTGGTTGATGTTTGATGACCGTGGCCATCCGCCAGCCTGGAGGTGGTGCTGGAGCGATCCATTTGCCTTCCTTGTCCTTCTTGTCCAGGTCGCTGATCGCGTCCGGGATGTCATCGTGGTCGCTGAAAGGCCACTCGGTCATCTCCGCGTGCATCGGAGCCCACTTGCGGTGCTGCTCCTTGAGGCTCCTGGCAAACCAGATCGTGCCACCCCTGAAGCGTGGCTCGGCTGCTTCGATGCGCATGTCCTTGATCTCCTGGTTGCGCCCAGCCACCTTGATGATCTTCGGGTTGATGAACGTCTGCCGGCGGATCTCCTCGAAGAGCGACGACAAGAGCTCAGCGTGCGCGGTGTCCTCCAACACCAAGCCCTTCAGGTTGAAGGACTGGTAGCGGTTCCACAGGTCGCATGCAATCCTCACAGAGTCAGACGGCTTCCATCGACCAACGTAAAAGTCTCGCACGTATGCCGCTCGGTTGCAGTCGAGGGAAACGATCCAGAACGCGGTCCGATCTGCTTTGCCCTTCTTCTTCTCTTCCGCGATGAAGGCCCAGTCCGTGAAGATGTAGGTCCACACGTGGCTCGGGATGTCGCGATCTTCGATGACCCTGAAGTAGCTCGGCTTGAAGATCTTCTCATCGTCTGTAGTGGGCTTGTTCTCGTAGTAGCAGGCGAACTGGCGCGGTGGCATGATCGCCTTCTGCGCCGCAATGAATGCATCGGTGAGGCGACCGGGGAAGAACAGCGTGCCATCCGGGTTCTTCCACGAGTGGATCGACACCTCGAACTGATCGCGCATGCCCTTGTTCTTGAGCAGCGTGCAGTATAGATCCGCGTAGTGGTGCAGCGTCCCGATCATCAAGATGCGGCAGCCTGGATCGAGCTGCGCCATCATCTCGCCGAACCAGTGCCACGTGGTCTGGATACCCTCCACGGTCTTCGTGTTCTCCTGCGAAACCACGTCGTCCATGATGATGAGATCCCAGTGCGATCCGGTCCAGACTTCGCCGCAGCCAGCCGCGAGCAACGTCGGCTCCTTCGCGTGCGTGATCGTTCGCAATGCAGAGGTGAACTCTCCGCTGCCTTCCTTCCAGTCCTTTCCCTTGTGCCCCCCGAAGCGTTCCCTGAACCACTCCGAGTTGATGATCTTCATCGCCTGCCGGACGAACTTCTTTGCCTGCTTGCCTGTCTCGGAGGCTACACAGATTCGGATGTTCGGGTTGCACGCGATCGACCAGCACACGTATCCAACATCGAAGACCGCTGACTTGAACGAGCCACGCGGCCAGAGCACGAGCTTGTAGGTGAAGATCCCACGCTCGCTCTGTGGATCAGGCTTCCACTTCCAGTTGAGGATCTCGTGCGCACCCTTCCCGTGTGGATACTGCTGCGCATCGGGAGCAGCCCCGCTGTCTCGCACGAAGTCCAAGAAGCCCTCTGGCGTCTTGTAGTAGGCCGCTTCTTCCGCGAGCCGATAACTCCGGAGCTCCTCCGGCGACAGGTTGGCTAGGCTTTCTGGAAGAGCTGTGTCCACGGAAATCGGAGGTTCGGACCTTTGTGGACCTTTACCCACTTCCGCCAACCTCCGCAAGCCTTGGCCTGCGCCACGTGCTTCAGCCTGAGCATCCGGTTGTGTTTCACGCTGCGGTCTAGGCTGGTAACCATCGCGTCAGAGATTGCAGTCGTGCTATGGAAGTTAGCGAACAAGTCCGGCCGATCTTCGATCTTGTAGTGCGATCTGAGCACATCGAGAAGCGTCAGGTCGCTCCACCCCTTGTGCCCTGCGTAGTCCTCGCAGTAGCCACCGACCGCAAAAAAATCATCGCGATGCAGCATGTAGGTGTTCGGTGAGCTCATGTCCAGCCTGCCGCTGTTCACGTGCTTCAGCCCATACTTCATCACATGGCCTCGCGGGAGCTTCTCGGCTGCCTGCATCACGCGCTTGATGATCGCATCATCGAAAACCATGTCTGGATCGATCATCAGGCAATGCCCACAGCTCACATGCATGCCCAGGTTCCGAGCTCCCATTTGATTCCATGGAATGTCCTTCTCGATCCGCAACAACTTCACTCTCTTGACTCCAACGGAGAAGGATTCCACCTCGCGCACATCGACCGGAGGGTTGCCGCAGTCATCGACGATCACCACGTTGAGATGATCGAGAACCTCTTTCGAGTAGCCCCTGATCGTGGCTAGCTGATGCGTCAACATCTTGGGTTGGCCGTAGATCGCGAAGACGAGAGTGATATCGATCATCGCTGTTTCTTGACTGCCCACAAGTAAACGTCGTGGTGGATCGGCTCCACTGTTGCGCAGATCTTCTCCCACTGATCCTTGTCGAGCGCACCAACGACCTGCTGGGCTGTGAGATTGCCGTAGTAGCCCCCAGGCTCGGTGTTGTGGATCCTGCGTCCTGTGGTCGCACACGTGATAACCAACAGCCCACCAGGGGCCACGCGCCTCTCCATCGCCTGGATGCTGCGTTCCCACGTCGGATCGTGCTCCAACATCTCAGTCGAGATCACGACCGAGAACGTTCCGAGAGCACGAGGCACGTCCCAACACGGGCCCACAAAGTCCACGTTCTTGCCTGCAACGACATCGCACCCGAAATAGGCACTGTCCTCGAACAGCCAGCGGTTGTTGCCGTTGATGTCCTGGCTCCCCACATCGAGAACCGTCGCATTCTTGAAGCAGCTCGGAAAGAGCTTCTTCACCTTCTCGCAGAAATCCCGCTGGGCTTTGTGGCTCATCGAAAATCGATCATCACACCAATCGGTGCGCGCGTTTGAAGTTCTTGATACGTTGCAGGACTTCCGGATCGCCTGCTCGAACACCGAGCTCGTTCGCCGTCTGAGCTTTGAGGTGTTTGACCCACGATCGACGCACAACCTTGAACGGTTGACGTGCCACGAGCGTGCGCAGCACCGCTCCCGTTACGTCATCGCTGCCATAGTTGCTGAAGTCAGGGTGAAAAAGATTCCACCCGAACTTCTTCCTGATCTTGTGGATCACCGCGACCGGAACCAGCCAGCAGAACGCACTTACCTGTGAGCTCCTGATCGGAGCCTCGTCCACTGGGCCCGCTGCGCGAGCATCAGGTGTCGCCGTGATGTCGGTCGTCGGCGAGAGAACAAGATTCCCCTCACATTCGCTCAGGAGATGCAACAGCCACTTGGTGTCAGGGAACTGAAGATCGTTGTTCAGCACCAGGACGTGCGTGTAGTCGGACTTCAAACCCATCGGTTTCGCTTGTCCAGCATGATCTACGATCTTCGTATTGGGAGGTTCGATGATCTCACGTTGGATCGCTAGGTTGATCGCGCGGCCGAATCCTTCGTTGGTCTCGTTGAACGCATGCCAGTCCACGAGTCCACGAGCAATACTGGCGTCAGCCTTGTTGTTGATCGCGATCGTGGTCACTTCATCGATGGTCTCCAGCGCGCATTGCGTGAAGCTCTTCAGCATCTCCTCGGTCATCTTGACGAGTTTCTTGCTGCCAGCATAGGCCGTGATCGCGAGCACCTTGGCGCAGATGTTCACAAGTGCCTCCACGTCTGCTTTTGCCGGATTCGATCGATTACCTGCACCGGAACTCCAAACTTCTTCGCCCAATAGGCTCGATATCCTCTCCACTTTTCCGATCTTCTAACATCAAGAGCTTGCCGCGTAGTCAGCAAGGCTCTCGGATTCTTGGATCCACGCTGATCGGCCGCCCTTCCCTTCTTCGCCATATCAGCCATATTTTCCGCATGAGTTCCTAACCTTAGATGTTCGATGTTCACGCATCGAGGATTGTCGCACGTGTGCATCACCACATTCCCTTCAGGTATCTCTCCAAAACACTCTTCGAAAACCATGCGATGAACCAATGTCAGCCTTCGATGCACACGGATCTGACAGTAGCCACTCGTGTTGACTTGAGCTCCACGGATCACCTTCCTGGCGTCCATGCATTCAGTCATCATCTGAGTCGTCGTAATCCGCGTTCGCAACCTCTTCAGGAAGGTCTTCACCCTTGTCCTCGATCTGCTTGAG